GTGACTTGTTCATTGAGCGAGATGAGTTAACGGCCATTATTTCTTCTTCCTACTTTCCTCAATTACGGCGTCTACCGTTTGAGTTGATTGAGCGTACTGTTCTTTACGAGATGCTGGATACTCCCCTTTTGGAGAAGAAATAAGTGCACCTGTTTCCTTGACTAAATTATGTACCCTTTGGCGTTCTTTAACACTCTGAATGCGGGTTCTTCTACGGTCGTTAAATTGAATCATGCCATTTTTTCCTTAATTCTCTTAGCATTGCGCTGAGTTACACAAGATAGACAATGACCTCTGTTAGAGATAAATTCTACGGGGTTCATTATAACTCCACAGGTTGGACATGGAGCAGAGCCGTTGTACTTAGTGGCATTATCAGCAATTTGACGAGCCTGTAACTCCATTATCATCATTCCATCGCCGTCGTTCATTAGAACCCTCTTTCATTTGCACAAGTCTGACATACACGACCTTGACCAGAATAATCCATTGCGCCTTTTTTACCACAAGACTCACACTTCCATTTTGGATTATCGCCTTTAGAAACTTTTGCTTTATTAACTAAACTCATATATGAACCAGGAACACGTTTTGGATCATTGCCACGATCAGGAACCATAGTTGGCATTAGTTACTCCCTAAGTCATTTCGAGAAGCAGCCTGGAAACCAGACACTCCACCTGAGTACCAGGATACACGGGGTTCAACATAATTTCTGTCTACACTAACAATATCATCAATTCCTGGTTGAGACCTGTCTCCATATCCAAAACGATCTGGAAATAAACGAATCTGTGGTAAAGGTGGACGAACCATATCTTGAATATCTTTTCCTGGAATATTCATAACCATAAGTGCTTGAGAAGTTAAACGTTCCATGTTGCTTGACCATGGTCCGTTATACTGCCAACGTTTTGCAACTTGATCAGGCTTAATAGGTGCTCGCCAAGGTTTGGTGTAATCATAAACGCCATCAACTGGTTGTGTCATTCTATTGCCCCTCTATGAGTTACCCAAGTAGTTGCTTGAACTTTATGTGGTACATCTACACCAAACTTAGCCATTCTATGACCACGCTGGTCTCAAGTAAGCCATCATCGCTTGGCGACGTGCATCAATCTGACCTGGTTCATTAGCAACTGTATTTGCTTTTCCATCATTAACAAGGTGTGGAGCAGGAGTAAGGTGTGTCTCTGGTGCATTTCTTGGCATCATGTATTGCATAGCACCGTTATTATTTACAAGTACGGCTTTCATTTGACGTTCGATACCACGCATTGGGCCAACATCTTGAGGCCAGTAATACATGGATGGTTCAATACGCTCACCTTTGTGAACTCCACGTTGGTAAGCCTTTTGATTAACACGGTTCTTAATTGAATCTAATAGACGATCATCACGACGAGAACGAATTGTGCCAAGATAACCATCGGGATATTCTGCAGAAGGTATGCGACCAACACCAATACGCAATGCGTCCATTGTGTCATGTGCTACAGGTGTACCTGCACCACCCTGGTTGTTATAACCATTTAATCCGCCAGCACCTAGTGATTGCCAGTTTTGTGAGGCTGAAAAGTTATTAACGCCACCAGCCATTAGACGCCTCTATTTCTACGGTTCTTTGCAATAATTGCATACACTTCATTAACTGAAATTTTCTTGCCCTTATTAGTAGCACCACGGCTTATGTGTGATTGCTCTGCAAACTCTTGAGCCTTTGGTTTTGGCTCCATTCTTTCTACTTCGCTAGTTGCGTGTGCACTTCCAACAAACTCTGGGTTAGATTCAACACCAGGAACTTTGCGACCAAAATAAACGTTTCCACCACCCATACGACGTTTATCTGTTCCACCTAAATCATAACCAGCAATTTGTTTATTTTTTTCTCCTGCAGCACGAGCCTCTGGAAGATTGGTGTGTTTCTTACTAACATCTTGGAATATCTTTCCACCAGTTTTCCATGCACCTTGATACATATCTTTAGTTGCAGATACTTCGTGTTCTTTTCTAAATCTAGTTGCTTGATCTGCAGTTAATGGTGCATCTGTAATTTTTTCTTTTCCAGGAATAGAAACCATAACTCCTGGACCCTTTGGCGCTTCAAATGTAGAAAAACTACGACTGGCTCCACCTTGATTTGCTAATTTAGCGAACTGTTCATTACTAAGCATTTTTTCCTGCGCCTTTATCAGAACTAGGCATTTGTGGCATCTTGTCTTCATCCCATGTAAATGTTGTACCAGCATTTCGTTTACTGTATGACATAGGTGTTTGACCTCTACGAGGGGTACGCCATGCAGTCTGTCGTGCAACAGAACCTGTGGTGGATGCACCCAACGACATCGGTACGTCTACAGATGATGTATTGGTATCGTCTCCACCAAATTGGGATGACGATAAAGGCATGTTAGTAAGTGCCTTCCATTCCAGCAGCAAAGTTAGGTGATTGCTTTCCGCTGATTGAAGGAACTGTACGTGCATTCATCATTGTTGATGATGCTTCAATGTTTGTAGGCGCTGGCATCTTTGCAGTTATGCGGTAAGAAGCACCCATGCGTTCAATGTTTTGTTTGTTTGCTTTTGTACCGTAATTTGGTTCTGCTGCTTGAGTATTTTTCTTTGGCATTAGAGTACCAACAGCGGGTGTACCACTTACGTTATTAAACTTTGATGCGTCTGCACCCATGTAAGCACGTCCGCCACTTGCAATAATTTGTTCTGGTGTTTGGTTTTTCATACCTTTACCTGCCGATTCTAGGTGGTTTGAGGGAACGCCCATACGACGTCGCATAGCGTGTCCCATACTTGCCCAAGTTGCCATTGTGACTCCTTAATTTGTTCTAAGGATACGTCTAAATTAGTTTGCTGTAATGGCAAATACAATTGCGGAAATTTCTCCGTCACGGCTCTCAATTGTGGTAAATCCTGGGATACATGAGAGATCCATACCACGAGGGGCTACATACCCACGGGCAATTGCAATTGATTTTACGGCTTGGTTTACTGCTCCAGCACCTACGGCACGACACTTTACTTCTTTTTTATCGTAGATTGCGTGGGCAATTGCTGATGCTACGCTTTGTGGATTAGAACTTGCACTGACTCGTAGAAACGGCTCGTCAGCAGATGGTGTTTCTGGTGTTGTATTCAATTGTTAGTCCTTTGGGTTCGATCTTGTGTGCCGCTCCTAGATCAAATGGTAGGGCTAAATCCGTGGTTGGTCTCTGTATTTAGGGTCTTTAATTTGTTCAACAACTTGAGCCTCAATACTACCTGTAATGCTTTTTGCCGATAATCTGGCTAATGCATAAGAATCTGCAGCATTATCATCATTAAATTCTATGCCCCATCTTTTGTATATCTGTAGAAGCATTTCTTGTTTTTTAGCATTACCTTTACCTGCTGCATATTTCTTTAATGTCATTGGTGGAATTTTAAGAGGGAATCTACGATCATCATCATTGCCAAAAAAATCAAAAATTGCTAATCTAACAGTTGCAGATAACTCTCCTAAAACAAGAGCCGCATGACTTGCTAATACGGTTCCTTCCATAGCAACATCTATAATAGACCAGTGTTCTTCAATATAATTTAAGTTATCTATTAACCACTCTCGTATGTCGGCTAATCTTTCAATGCCAAAATAAGGAGACTTATAAACCCAAGTTAAATATTGTTCTGGTTTTTCTACATTAAGAACGGTTATAGCAAAACCAGTTAATGATTGATCTATACCAACTGTAACAGTAGCGTCTCTTGGTATTGAGCCGCCTTCTATAAGTTTACTTGGCATTGAGGGAAAATTTTATACGCTTGCGAACTAACTCTCGCAGGTCATCTAAAGATCCCTCGTTCTTTAGAATTTGGTCAAAACGGTAATCATCTAAAGCATGTTCTGAAATATGGTTATTTACTGGAGCATTGTTTGTTCTTTTTATACGCCATATTTCTCCATCAATTAACTTAATGGCGGTTGCTTCATTTTCAAACCTAACATCTGTAATAACATAATTTTTATCATTTTCTTCTATTTGATTTAAAACTGTGGTTACCCAGATATGCTCGTCAATTAGATTACGTGCAGCAACACCTAAGTGCTGTAGCAGTGTTCTAACTTCCGCCTTAGACTTTGCAACATCCCACCCATACTCTGCAACAATTGTTGAAAGTTTTGGCCCACCAAGAGATGGATCTATTGCAAGTAATAACTGTCTAATCTTGTCTGCAAAAGCAAGTCGTGTAAATCCATAATCCTCAACAAGGATTTTGGCTACTTCGTCTTTTCCAGAACGAGCATATCCAGATAGTCCAATAATCATGGAGTAGGAATTACCCATCCCCAAAGCATGAAAGTAAAGTTCATTAATTTTTCAATCATTAATTGAAGATTTTTTGCATTCATTGCAATCTCTAAAGCCTCTTTAGTTTGAGGAGTAGAAAAAGAAAGTGACTCTACCTTTTCATCATCTCCCAAATAGTAATAAAGAAACAGATCTGCACCAGTTTTTTCATCAACTGTTGTAAACATCTTCATTTTTCCATCTTTAAAATCTTGTGGACCAAAAAATGCTTTAGAGTAGTTAACTTTAGTAACTAGTTTAGTAGTATCTAAATCAGTCTCAGTAGTAAGAGTTGTTGTTTTTGTGATTCCTGGATTATTTTGCCAAAATTTTCCAGATTGATCATCATAATGGACTGTTCTATCAAGTTCTGTTGGAGTAGATGGTACTGGATTATAATAACTACCTTGGTGTTCATGGGTTACTGGGTCTGCAGGAACTTGCAAAACTACTTTACTACCTGCAAAAGTTCCAGAACCACAAACAGATGGTTGACAAACAATGACGTTAGTAACCAGTCCAGAACCATTTACCATTGCATAAGTATTGCAAGGATCTTCTGCACTGCATTCTCCTGCCTGTGCTGGAGCCTGTGTTAAAGCCACACTAAGTGTTGATGACAACAACACCATAAGTGCTATTGACGATATCTTTTTTTTCATACTGTAAATGTATCCCTTCGTAGTGTTCCGTTTGATCTTCTTGTTATTTCCCTCGAAACTAAAGTAATGTCTCGTTCTTGGTTATTCAACATCATCTCTAGTATCTTGCGACGAGCATACCGTTTTTCATACTTATCAGACAAATCCATAACACGCTCATCCACAAATATTTGTGCTTTTACAAGCGTGATCCTATCCCCCTTAGCAGCAATACCCATCTTTTCCACAAGTAAACGATTGGTCATGAGATCTAAATCACGTTCTGCGTTACGTTCGGCTAACTGAGCCTGAACCAATTGTGAAGCCATGTAATCAGCCCATCCAGTAAGAATGGTAAACATCTCAGCCAACTGCTCACTACTTAAGTCAGTTATGTCTGGTGGCAGAGTTACTTGGTCATACTTGGGTTTAGGTAGGTCTAAGCCCTGTTGTGTAGTTACGTCTAACTCAGACATCATTCTCCAATCAAATCACACTGTTTGCATCCACTAGGGTCTACATTGCATTTAGGCATTACCTTTTTATTAACTGCTTCATTAATCTTTTCTGCAGCAAAAAAGATCCGACTAACAACATCATAATCCGCCTTTACGGTGAACTCTTTATAATCTTGATCTGCTTTTAACTCATATAAAAATACAATTTCTTTGGGCGCTTCTTCGCCAAACATTCTGCGTGCTAATTCTAAGTACATCTGACCTTGAAGTAAGTGACCACGGAATGGGCGACGGATATTTTTCCAAGCCTTAGTTACATCACCGTCTGCGTCGTATAAAAGGTCTGGTGCTTCAAAACGCAAAGTTCCAGCACCAATTGATTTAATTTCAATTAAAAAATCATTACCTAAATTTTTAACCCAACCATCGGTATGGCCAGAAATCCTTAAAGAGTCATCAACTACTGAAACCTCTGCATACTCTAGTCTGTAAAAATTACAGTGCTCACAATTTCTAGGAGACAATCCTGAAGTAATCTTTTCGCAAGATACGCATTTAAAATCACCATACATATTTCCCATTTCATAAATACGATTTTGCCATTTAGCATGAATAAAATGTCCTTCATCAAATATGTTTTGAAGACGAAGACTTGGTTTATCTTTTTTCTTGGTTCCACCAGTAAGTAAGTAATAAGAATAACGATGGCAAAAATCAGGTTTTATCATTTCAGAAGGGTGCAGCACTAAAGTATTGCGGTCACCTTCGGGTTTACGTAATAAATGGCGTTCAATAGGACCTATAAGACGTGTTTCAGATTTTTTTGTATCTAAAAACTTCTTTAACTCTGTTGTTTGTACCATTTAGTATTCCTTTTCTTTTGTGAATATAAACTCTTTGAGTGACATTACCTTTTTATACTTTTTACTCCATTTACGAGTTAAAGCATTTCTTTCTCTATGACTTAATCCTCCCCAAATTCCATGTGGTTCATCTCTTTGTATTGCGTCCCATAAACATTCTGCCTTTACTAGACAAGGATTTTTTCCTGTTTCTCCAAGACAAAAAGATTTTGCTTTAGTTGCAATCTTTTTATACTGTTCTTTATCTCTGGGTGGATAAAAAATATCGGTGTCCTGCCCTGAACACCGTGCCTCATATCTCCAAGCATACTCTGGCTCATCCATTGGTCTGTAATTTCTCTCTCATCTCTAAGAAATCATTTTCGGTTAATAGTACATAGTTTTTACTATTTAAACTTATACCGAAAACTGGCATTCTACTTTCTAATATTGCATTGATCACGTTTTTTTCTAAATCAATTGATTTTAATGTGTATTGTTTTTTTCCAGTGTACTTGTGTTCAATTAATAGGTCATCCGATCTAACGTCACCTTTGCGATTCCATATTGCACCAGAGGCAGCATTACGTTGTCCACCAACTCTTTTAGCAAGACGTTTTTCGTGTTTTTGTGACTCCTTTAATCCTTCAGTCTTCAA